ATATCAAGTAAAGCTTCTGCTATTAAAAAAGCAAAAGTAAAAAAAATAGATAAGAAGTTAAAAGATTCTACTAAGAAGATTAAATCAGTAGATAAAAAGATTAAATCTACAAAGAAGGAATCTAAAAACTTAAAAGACAAAGCTGCAGATATAGAAAAAGAAATAAAAAGCGTTAAAAAGGGTAATAAAAAACGCAAAGAAATTAAAAATTCTAAAGACGCTGAAGATTTTTTAAGAAAATTTGCAAAAAAATAGGAGTAAATAATGGCAACAGCAAAATACGCACCATTTGTTAATAGAACTAAAGCAATTGAACAGACACAAAATGCATATGGAGAAGTTGTAGAGGCGGTAGGAGCAAGTACAACTTTTGAAGCTACGGGTTCAAATACTAGTACAGCATTTATAGTTAATGCTGGAACTGGTTATACTTTAACTCCAGTTAATGGGTCAGGAACAATTAGCGCAGGATTAGTAACAGGACAACTATATCCAATTGCAATAAAAAAGGTAGTAAATACTGGCGGAACAACTGTAACTCTATTGAGATAACTGGAAATTTTGAATTATAATGAGATGGATATTAATATTATTAATAACTGCATTCTGCACTGCACAAGTTACACTTACTGAAGAAGAATCGAAAAAAATTGCAATAAATATTCAGAATTTGCAAGTTGAAGTTGATTCTTTAAAAAATATTGTAAGTTCACAAAATAAGTTGATATATATACATAAGGAACTTATTGCTAAGGATAGTGTTACAGTTGCTTTACAAGATGAAAAAATTAATATTTTAGAAAACGATAAAAAATTACTTGAAAAGAAAACAAAGTTAGTCAAAGCTTCCTGGTACGAAAATAAATGGTTATATTTTACATATGGGGCAATATTATCATACGGCTTAACAGATTTTATTCATTCAATAACTAGTATTTTATAATAATGTCTACAGATAAAAAACAAATAAAAGAAGCTATTCGAAACGAATTTAAGAAGTGTGCAAAAGATCCTGTACATTTTTTAAGAAGATATTGTTATATTCAACATCCACAAAAAGGTAAAATAAAATTTGATTTATACAGTTATCAAGAGAAAACTTTAAAAGAATTTGTTAATAAGGATTATAATGTTCTTCTAAAAGCCCGACAGTTAGGTATATCAACATTAACTGCAGGGTATGCATTATGGATGATGACATTTTATGATGATAAGAATATATTGGTTATTGCTACGAAACAAGATGTAGCTAAAAATTTGGTCACTAAAGTTAGGGTAATGCATGCTAGTTTACCAACTTGGTTGAAACAAAAATGTGTTGAAGATAATAAATTGTCATTAAGATATAAGAATGGTTCTCAAATAAAAGCAGTAGCAAGTTCTGAAGAGGCTGGCAGATCAGAAGCATTATCATTGTTAATTTTAGATGAAGCAGCATTTATTCCTAGAATTGATTCAATATGGACTGCGGCATCTCAAACATTGGCATTGGGTGGTCGATGTATTGCACTTTCTACACCAAATGGTGTTGGTAATTGGTTTCATAGAACTTGGGTTGATGCTGAAGATGGTCTAAATGAATGGAATATTTTAAGATTACATTGGTCAGTACATCCAGATAGAGACCAAGAATGGAGAGATCATCAAGATAAATTGTTAGGTCCTTCAATGGCAGCACAAGAATGTGATTGTGACTTTGTAACTTCTGGTCTGATGGTAATTGATGGTAGAATTTTGGAAGAATATAAAACCACACAAGTTAAGGATCCAATTGAAAAACGTGGGGTAGATAGTAATGTTTGGATATGGGATCCACCAAATTACACAAAAGATTATGTGGTGAGTGCTGATGTTAGTAGAGGAGATGGTACAGACTATTCAGCATTTCATGTTATGGAAGTAGAAGATTGTAAACAGGTAGCAGAATATAAAGGTAAGGTTGGAACAAAAGATTTTGGTAATTTACTTGTTAACATAGCTACTGAATATAATAATGCATTATTAGTTATTGAAAATGCATCAATTGGTTGGGCAGCAATTCAACAATGTATTGATAGAGAGTATGATAATTTATTTTATATGTCAAAAGATTTAAAATATGTAGATACACAAAAACAAATGACAAATAAAATTTATGGACAAGAAAAACAAATGGTTCCTGGATTTACAATGTCAATGAAAACACGACCATTAGTAGTGGCAAAATTAGAAGAATTTTTTAGAGAAAAGTCAGTAGAAGTTTCATCTTCTAGGTTAATTGATGAATTGTTCGTATTTATATATAACAATAATAGAGCAGAAGCAATGACAGGATACAATGATGACTTAGTAATGTCATTTGGTATTGGATTGTGGATACGTGATACTGCTTTACGTTTAAGAGCGGAAGGAATAGAATTACAGAAGAAAGCTATTTCTGGTATATCTATGAATCCAGCAATATATAAGCAAACTGATAAAAATGATAGTTGGACATGGGAAGTTGATAGTAAAAAAGAAGATTTAACTTGGTTAATTAATAAATAGAGGTAAAAATGGCTGATACAAGCTTAAGAAGTAGATTAAAGAGATTATTTTCAACTAACGTAATTGTTAGGAATGTTGGTGGACGACGATTAAAAGTAGTTGATACTAGTAAATCTCAATATATGCCAACTAGAGGGTTGATTGATAGATATAAAAAGATTTATTCCACTGGTGGTGCGGGATTGTCTGGTTATTCAGATAATCAGTTAGTTAAATCGTTACGCTTAGGGTTATTTAGAGATTATGAATCAATGGACGGTGATGCTATACTTTCTTCTGCATTAGATATATATGCAGATGAATCTACGATGAAAAGTGAGTATGGAAATGTTCTTGAAATCAATACACCAAATGATAATATTTTTAAAATTTTACATAATTTATATTACGATGTATTAAATATAGAATTTAATCTATGGCCTTGGATTCGTAATATGTGTAAGTATGGTGATTTCTTTTTAAAATTAGATATTGATGATCGATTTGGAATAAAAAATGTAGAACCGTTATCTGTTTATGATGTTACTCGGTTAGAAAATCAGGATCCAGAAAATCCTGAATATGTAAAGTTTAAATTAGAACAAGGATCTACTGGGGGAGACGTGAAACATTCTATTAGTAGTCGGATAGAGGAATTTGAAAATTATGAAGTAGCACACTTTAGATTACTTTCTGATTCAAATTATCTTCCCTATGGTAAGTCTATGATTGAAGGTGGTAGAAAGACTTGGAAACAATTATCACTTATGGAAGATGCTATGTTAATTCACAGAATTATGAGAGCTCCAGAAAAAAGAATATTTAAAGTTGATATTGGAAATATCCCACCAGCCGAAGTTGATAATTATATGAATCAAATTATAGATAAGATGAAAAAAGCTCCAGTTGTAGATAAGGCTACTGGCGATTATAATCTTAGATATAATATGCAGAATATTACTGAAGATTTCTTTATGCCAGTTCGTGGTGGAGATAGTGGGACTCAAGTTGATTCATTACCAGGATTAACATATGAAGCAGTAGAAGATATTGAGTATTTAAGAAATAAATTATTGGCTTCATTACGTATTCCAAAACCATATTTGGGATTTGATGAAAATGTTGGGGAAAAAGCAACTCTAGCGGCGGAAGATGTAAGGTTTGCAAGAACGATTGAAAGAATTCAAAGAATAACTATTAGTGAATTAATGAAGATTGGTATTGTTCATTTATATGCACAAGGATTCACAGATGAAGATTTGGTTAATTTTGATTTAGAGTTAATGAATCCATCTACAATTTATGAACAAGAAAAAATTTCACTTTGGAATGAAAAAACTTCACTAGCATCTTCAATGTTACAGGATGGGTTACTTTCTTCAGAGTGGATTTATAAAAATATATTTAAGTTTACAGATGAAGAAATTAAAAAAGAAGATGATAAGATTGTATATGATTATAAACAAAAATTCCGTAAAGGTCAAATTGAACAAGAAGGAAATGATCCAGCGAAAAGTGGAGAAGCTGCAGGAACACCAAGTGATTTAGCTATGGGAAGAACTGGACATGAATTAGACGATGAATTAGGTCCAGAAGGTGGAAGTCCAGAAGGTGGTTGGAAAGGTGCAGGTAGACCAAAAGAACCATCACATTATAAAAAAGACAGTCATGTTAGGGGCAGAGACCCATTGGGTGCGCATGAAAAGAAAAAACAAGCTTCTGGAAATCCAAAATACGGTAAAGTTATGGCTTTAGCACATTTGGATAAGCTTAAGAATACTTTAAAACGTAAATCTGATATAAAACTAATAAATGAGGTTGAAGAGATAGATGAGGAGTATAAAGAAGATGTTAATAATAAGTAAAGTTAATCAATATTTCAGAAGTTTTATATTTATTTATGACAAACTATATTGGAGTGATTTATGTCTAAACGATTAAGACACATTAAGATAAAAAACACTGGTGTGCTATTTGAAGTATTGACCCGACAGGTGACTGCGGATATAATGGAGAATGTTGAGTCTAAAGCAGTTGTTTTGATTAAAAAGCATTTTCATAAAAATTCTACTCTGGGTAAAGAGTTAGAACTATATAATATACTTACGACTGAAACATATAAACGTCGTGAAAAGGCTGATAGATTGGTAGACGCTGTAATTAGAAGTCGACAAAGGCTCTCAAGTAAAGCACTTCGATCAGAAAAGTATAATCTTATTAAAGATATTAAAGAAACTTATGATGTAGGTGCGTTATTTTCTACTAGAATGCCACATTATAGACAATTAGCATCTATTTATAAATTATTTTTATATGAAACTACTGGGGAAGATATAAACCCGAAAGAAATTGTAGATTCTAGAGATTATATAGTTGAATCGCTAATTACAGACATTCCTAAACAGAAACCAAAAAGTGAATTGGCTCAAGA